GTGGTTGCCGTTGAGGTGGATTTCAATGACTCGCACTACTACGCCACCAGATCAGTGCTCTTGCCGGACGGTCGAATCGGGGTCACTGTCGCGTTCACTTGCGATACCCAGACACAGCTCTGGGATCACATCGCCAAGCTTGCCAAAGATCCGAGCATCCAGTTCGCGCTCACACCAACGATTGATCTCCAATGCCCACCATCCATTGAGCGTCGGCGTGTCGTCGTCGGTTACGCGGAAATCTTGAAATGGACTCCAGCTATCCAAGGATTGATCCGTGAACGACAGATCGTGCATACAGGAGAAATGGCATTAGCAGAGCATGTCGTTCGCGCTGTCTCAGTTCGGACACAAGGCTCTATCGCTGTGAGCTCTCAGCGTTCGCCCGGACCGATTGAACTTTGCAGGACAATGATCTTCTCAACCGCGATCGTTGCTGGCAACAAACACAGTCGAGGGAAGCCACAGCTCGTAGTCGTTGCCAACTAAGATACGCGCGGAGTCGTGTGTCACCCTTTCGTCGGAGAAGGTCCCCCGATGCACGACTCCACCAAAAGCCGACCGATCTATGGAAGAGTAAAGACATGGCAATATTTTCGCGCAAAGTAAACAAAGCAGCGATCTCACCACAGCCTGCAAAAGCAGCTGCTGCTGGTGCGAACAGTTACGCCAACATGAACGCATCGGTCAATGTTTTCAATCAGTATTATTCTTGGCGAGAAGGTGAAGCGCGTAACCAGCTGATGACAATTCCAGCGGTGTCTCGCTGTCGCGATCTCATGGCTTCCGTAATTTCTTGTATGCCGTTGCGCATGTACAACATGGTCTGGAATGGCGAACGCATGGAAAAGGTTTACCTTGCTCCGCGATCATGGTTACGCCAACCAGATCCACAAAATACCTATGCCCATTTCATGTCGTGGGTTTTTGATGACCTCTACATGTATGGCAGAAGCATCGTCCACATCACAAGCAGGACAAGCGATGGCTATCCTGCGTCCTTTCAACGGCTACCAGTCGGATCCATCACCAGCACCGATCAGACCGGTCCCGTCTGGTTCGCTCCAAGTAATCAGATTTATTTCAACGGTGTAGAACTAGATCCGCAAGATCTACTGCAAATATTGTCACCGACCACAGGCTTGATCTATACCAGCGTCTCAGCTGTAGAAACCGCGCTCAAAGTAGAAGCAGCGCGCAACAGGAACGCAAGTTCATCAATCCCTGCTGGCATTCTCAAGCAGACTGGCGGAGAACCGCTTAGCGCACAAGAGCTCGCAGATCTTGCAGCATCTTTCAACGCTGCTCGAGCAACAAACCAGACTGCAGCGCTCAATGAGTTTCTTTCGTATGAAGCAACCACGATGAGCCCAGACAAAATGCTTCTCATTGAATCCGCTAACTATTCTGCGTTGGAAATGGCGCGTCTCGGAAATGTTCCGCCATATTTAGTCGGCGTAAGCACAGGCTCCTACAGCTACCAGTCATCACAGCAAGCACGAGCAGACTTGTACATTTTCGGCGTAAAACTTTATGCAGAAGCAATCGCAGAAGCGTTCTCGCTCAATTCCATACTCCCGAACGGGACTTATGTAGAATACGACGCAGAAGGATACTTAGAAGAGAACTACATGGCTGATCGTGAAGACGAACCAGCAGAAGAAAACACTCAGGAAAGATTGGCGAACCGATGATCAAACTCATTGCAGGAGATTTCACACTCGACGCAGCTGCAGGCGACACACCACGCCGAACCATCTCAGGAACCGCAGTTCCATACAATGTGCCAGCAACCGTCAGCGACGGAACACAGGTCATCTTCAAGCCGGGCTCACTGCCAGTCGAAGGCAAAGCACCCCGTCTATTTCTCTATCATTCGGCTGAAATGCCAGTAGGCGTAGTGACGGAGCGCGTAGATACTGAGCAAGGAATGTTGTTTAGCGCCAAGATCAGCGCAACCACGCTCGGCAACGATGCACTCGTTATGGCTCAAGATGGCACAATTGATCAAGTTTCGGTTGGCGTAAACCCGACAAAGTTCTCCTACGACGACAACGGAACCATGGTTATCGAAGCTGCCGACTGGATGGAGCTTTCGCTCGTTCCGATCGGCGCATTCGGCGACATGGCAAATATCGCAAAAGTCGCTGCGAGTATCCACCAACCAGAAGAAGAAGTAAGCAATAATCAAGAAGTAATCCCAGAACAGGAGCAACCAATGTCAGAAGAAACCGCACCAGCAGTCGAGGCAACAATCCCAACTGCACCAATTTTTGCACAAGCCAAAAAGCAACTCGCACTGCCATCAGCAGGCGAATACATGGCTGCATATCACATCGGTGGAGACACCTTTGCAAACATCAACAAAGCAGTCGCAGAGATCAGCGCATCACAGCGCACACCTTTGCAAGCTGCAGCTGGTGATGTTCTTACAACCGACACGCCCGGTCTGCTCCCTGTGCCGGTGCTCGGACCATTGGTGCAAGATCTGAACTTTTTGCGCCCTGTGATCGAAGCCGTTGGCGCTCGCGCTTATCCAGATGGTGGACAGTCCAAGACTTTCATCCGTCCAACAATTACCACGCACACCAGCGTCGCAGCACAATCAAGTGAACTTGCTGGAGCATCAGCAACCACGATGGTGATCGCATCTAACTCGGTAAGCAAGACCACGCTCGCAGGACAAGTCACACTGTCAGTACAAGACATCGACTTCACTTCGCCAGCCGCAATGGGACTCATCCTCTCAGACCTCATGGGAGAAGCAATGATTGCCAGCGATAATCTTGCAGCAGACAACTTGCTCACCGCTGCAACATCATCGGGAGTATGGGACGGAACGCCAGAAGATTTGCTGAAGTCAGTTTATGACGCAGCGAACGATGTGGCTTCTGGTCGTAACTGGATGCCGACTCACATGTTCGTATCGGTAGATGTGTGGGCACAACTTGGACAGCTCGTAGATTCAAGCAAGCGTCCACTGTTCCCATTCATCGGAGCAGGTCTCACCGGACAGAACGCACTCGGCGCATCAAGCGCAGGATCATGGAACGGAACCCCAATGGGTCTCCAGCTTGTAGTGGACAGCAATTTCGCTGCAAAGACCATGATCATCACCCGAGTCGGTCAAGGTCAAGGCGATGCTTACGAGTACTACGAGAGCATTCGCGGTTTGATGTCAGTTGAGGTACCGTCAGTTTTGGGCAGGACCATGAGCTACCATCTCTACGCTTCAACCTTCGCCGCTATTCCGGGAATGATCCGCAAGATCACACAGGCTTAGTCGAGAGCGGAGCATCCGCTCATGGCAACATACAGCGTCACCCACAAGTATCTGCTGGATAACTACGCCGTACTGCAACTCCTCACACCGAGCGAGATTGCAGTCGGCGAGTCCATCACCGTCGCATCAGTAGATGCAACATTCAACGGCACCTATGTTTGTAGGGCGCTTCCTCAATACTTGTACACAGGCACAGACGATCAAGGCGATTTGCTGTACGACTTCAATGTTCCAATTCAGAATCAAGTGTTGTATGCCAAAACTGCAAGCGATGTCTCGCGTGTAGCTGCAACCGGCACGGTTACATACACACAGACCTGCACATGGATCACACAACAAAATGTGCTCGACTGGCTGGGAATCTCAGTAGCCACAGCTGGCGATCAGGCTTTCGTAACAACTTGTGCAGCTGCAGCCAACATGTTCTGCTATCGCAGGAGACAGGAAGCTTCGTACATAGATAGTCTCACGACCGTTCCGTCGCAAGATGTCTATTTGGGAACCGTGATGTATGCAGGAATGTTGTACAAGAGCCGTGGCACCGTGGATGTTTTTTCTAGCTATCAAGACATGGGTCAGACACCAGTCGTCGGAATGAACGGACAGATCAAACAACTTCTCGGGATTGATCGCCCAGCCTGCGCATGACAGTCTCCAACTACACCGATCTATTCAACAATGCGATGAGCGCGTTGGGAACGAAACTGGCAACCGCTACTGGCTTGCAAGTGGTCACGGATCCACGCAATCTCCGTCCACCGTGCGTCTTCATCTCGGCTCCATCCTTCACAATGTGGAATTACAACATCGCCAAAATGACATTTCCCGTTCAGATAATCTCAATGGGTCCGGGCAACTCAGACGCTTTGGGTAACATCTTGAACATGGCTGCAGCTGTGATGACCGCAAATGTCGGAGCCACTTCAGGCTCGCCAACCAGCGTTGATGTCGGTGGGGTAGTTCTTCCGGCATACGAGATGATGATTGAAGTACAGGCGCAGACCTCATGAGCTATGTAATCGCGTCTGAGAAGCTTGGCAAGATTGGTGAGCTGTACGAACCAAAGGCTGGCATCAATGTCGGCGCGCTTTTGGCTGGTGGGTTCATCGTCGAGCAAGAGGTATCAACCACAGAAGAAGAAAAACCTGCTAAAACTAAACCTAAGAAAGCATCCAAGGAGTAACCATGCCAACTAGCACCTATCTCTCAAACCCAGTCGTAACTGTAAACGCAGTAGATCTCAGCGATCAATGCACAGGCGCAACTGTGAACATCAACTTTGATCAGCTTGAAGCAACTGCTTTTGGCGACACATCACGCAAATATGTGTCAGGTCTCGGATCACACTCAGTCACACTTGACTTCTACGCAAGCTTTGCAGCAACGGAAACTTACGCAACACTCAAGGGTCTTGTCGGCACATCAACCAATGTGATCGTCAAACCAGCAACTGGCGCCGACTCTGCAACCAATCCCGGACTGACCTTCACAGGTACTTTTCTAGCCGCGCTACCAATCGTCTCGTCTCTCGGGGCTCTTGGCACGATTTCGGTGGTTTTCAACGGTGGCGTTTACTCCGAGGACATTACGAACCCATAATCTGACCGCACATCGGTCCGACACGAAAGCGAGAAGAAATGAAACTGCACCTAAAGGTGACAGAGAGTGGCAAAGACCCATACGAAGTGACAACCAATCTCGTCACACTTGTCGCATGGGAACGAAGGTTCAAGCGCAAAGCATCAGACATGGCGAACGGGATCGGTGTAGAAGATCTTGCGTTCCTCGCGTGGGAAGCATGCAAGCAAGCCAAGATCGTCGTGCCGGGAGAGTTTGACAAGTTCATTGCCAAGCTCGACTCGGTAGAAGTGAGCGCTGAGGAAATAGAAAACCCTACCCACGCGGAACTCACCGAAGGCTCCTAGCAGAATTGCTGGTTGCTATTTCGTGGGCTCCGCGCTTTTACGAAGAAGAGTTTGACACCGCCGACCTACTCACTGTCACTACTGTGTTAGAGGAAAGAAACAGGAAGTGACAACATGGCAATCGAAGTCAGCACAGAAATACGAGGAATCAAAGAAGACCTCAAGCTGCTGAATCGTCTTGCCCCAGATCTCCGTCGCGAGATCACCAAAGAATACAAGCGTCTAATGGAACCAACCTTGAACGATGCTCGAGCCAATATCCCCAACGGGATCGGCTCCACTGTCATGCGTGGCTTTGGTCGCAAATGGCGACACATCATGCCGTGGGATAAAGCAATCGCTAATCGTGGCGTAAGCGTAAAGATTGACACTCGACGCGCCCGAAAAAAGAACCTCATCAACGGCGCACAATACGAAACTCTAAGCGCTTTTATTGTGCAGCAAAAGAACCCAGCAGGAATTGTGTTCGACATTGCTGGGCGTGGTGGTAAATCCACATCAACCCAAAAGCGCAAAGGCATCACCTACAGCTGGACCAACACCCTGATCGAGAACCTTGCTGCAACATTTCCTGAAAACCCTTCGCGAACGATGTATCCGGCAGTAGAAAAAAATCAACACAACATAAACAACGCTGTAGAACAGATCACAAGATCAGTCGAAGACAACATCACTAAAGCAATCGCAAGAAGTGGACAGATCTAATGGCAATTCGCATTCCCATCATCACCGACTTTGACGGCAAAGGTATTGAGCGAAGCATCAAAGCGTTCAAGGAACTTGAAACCAACGGTGAAAAAGCGTCTTTCGTTGTCAAGAAAGCTTTCCTACCTGCTGCAGCTGCTCTCACTGGTCTTGCTGTCGCTGGTGGCAAAGCAGTATCAATGGCATCAGACCTTGCCGAAACACAAAACAAAGTCGGAGTAATCTTTGGATCATCAGCGAAAAGTATTCAGAACTTCGCTAGCAGCGCAAATAAAGCTCTCGGACAAACACAAAACGAAGCACTAACAGCTGCATCAACTTTTGGAACTTTCGGCAAAGCAGCCGGGCTAGCTGGCGACGACTTAGCAACCTTCTCAACCGACTTTGTGACGCTTGCATCAGATCTAGCGTCGTTCAATAACAGCACGCCAGAAGAAGCAACACTCGCGCTCGGTGCAGCTCTTCGAGGAGAATCAGAACCCTTGCGACGCTTCGGTGTGTTACTTGACGATGCCACACTCAAAGCCAAAGCGACAGAGATGGGTATCTATTCGGGCAACAAAGCTCTCACAGCTCAACAGAAAATCCTTGCAGCACAGCAAGCAATTCTCGAGCAGACAACAGACGCGCAAGGCGACTTCGCCCGTACAAGCGACGGTCTAGCCAACCAGCAACGCATACTCAGAGCGACATTGGAAGACACTGCAACAAAGATCGGAATGGCACTTCTTCCAGCTGTGCAGGCTGTGTTGCCGTTCTTGACAAAGTTCGCTGAATGGGCAAGCAAGAACACACCAGTGATCCTCGGCGTATCTGTTGTTATCGCAGCCATTGCGACATCAATCATCGCTACCAACATTGCGCTCGCTGCATGGCGAGCAGTCACGCTCGTCACGATCGCTATCAACTATGCACTTGCAGCATCATTCACAGCTGTCCAGATAGCTACAGGTATCGGCATCGCGACTGTGATCGCTGGCGTTGCAGCTTTCGCTCTTTACAAGCGCCAAATGGACGGAATGAAAGACAGTCTCGGCGCTTTCAATACCGAATCATCTAAATCAAATCAGCAACTTATTCGCATGTCTGATAGTGGCAAGCTAGCCACGACTGGTCTTGAGGGTCTTGAAACTGCAGCTGGTGGTGCTGGTGGCTCAGTGGACAAGATGGGCGAGAAGATCAAGAAGGCTCGAGAAGAGATCGAGAAGCAGTTCGCTGAAGCTTTGGATACTGCCAAAGACAAACTCCAGCAAGCTAAAGATGCCTATGACGAGTTCAAGCAGACAGTCTCGGAATCGGTCACTGGAGAGTTTTCTATCACTGGTGCAGCTGACGCTGCCAAAGAAGCCGGAACGACCATCCTCGCCCAGCTCACACAGCAAGCCAACGGTGCAAAAGCCTTCGGAGCAAAGGTCGAGCAACTGCTCAAAATGGGTCTCTCGGAAAGGGCTCTCAGAAGCGTTCTCGCAGCAGGTCAGCAGGCTGGAGACGCAATCGCCACAGAACTTATCAACGGGGGCTCAGAAGCGATTACAGGACCCAATGGGATCAACCAGATGCTGGACTCCCTCAACATGTTCGCCGACGCGCTCGGTGTCTTTGGTGCTGACCTTTTCTATGGGGCAGGAGTCAAGCAAGGCGAAGCGATGCTCAAAGGTCTCGAAGATTCAATTGCTGGCGCGACACAACAACTCAAAAACCCAAATCTCAACCTTGCAGACATCAAAGGCATCGGAGCTAACTTTATGAACCTCGGGACCTCGGTCTCATTGGCTCCAGAAGCAGCGAACATGAACATCATTTCAAGCGCGGAAGAGTTCGCAGCGATGCGCGGTGGCTCCCAATACAACATCACAGTGAATGGTGGACTCAACTCATCAGCCGAGCAAGGCAAAGCCGTGATCGACGCCATTCGTGCAGCTAATCGTGCATACGGTCCAGCAGCCATCACGATCGCATAACCATGACCGCATCAGTTATCCAGTCTGGTGAGTACAAACTCGAAATAGACACAGGCTTTGACTCTGGCAGTTTCGTACTTGACTCAGATCTCAAAGGCGTTCTAGATAACACGCTATACACGCTCGGACCGGGCACAAGCTTTGCCGATGTAACCACAGGCGTGACAGCTGTAAACATTTTCCGTGGTAGGCGCGACATTGGCGATCAGTTCTTGCCCGGCACGATGAGCTTCACACTCAATGATCAGATCGCTTATGGCGCGTTCAACCCTTTCAACGATGCCAACGCTGACCCAGCAAATAATCAGCCGGGTCTCGCACCAATGCGACAAGTGCGTTTCTACCGTTACAACGCACTAGGGACAGCCGAGTCGCTCTTTCAGGGAATCATTGTCAATTACGACTACTTCTTTTCAATGGACAACAACGATGTCGTGCAGGTGTTCTGTGTCGATAACCAGTATCTACTTGCACAAGCAGAGCTGGACGAATGGAATGTCAGCGAACAGCTCTCAAGCGCTCGAGTCGTTGAGATGCTCGCGCTTCCAGAAGTTGATGCTTTCCAAGGTGTCGGTCAGCAATCAATAGAAACAGGCGAAACAACACTCGGCGGATCAGCTGCATTCACGGTCCCACAGGGAACGAATGTCCAGCAATACCTCGCCGACATTATTGATGCGGAACAGGGACGCGCTTTTGTAAACCGTTCAGGAGTGTTTACTTTCCAGAACAGGATCGGAAGCTTCGTCGGAACACCTACCGCAACATTTAGCGATCATGGTGACTATCCCTATTCAGATCTAGGAATCAATTTCGGTGCAGACAAAGTCATCAATCGTGCGACCGTTTCAACTTTGCAAGACCCAACCAACCCACAGACCATTGACGACGCAGGCTCACAGGCAGAGTATTTCATCCAGTCTGTGTCTTATTTGGGAAGCCTTCTGCACAACGACGCTGCAGCTCTCACGCTTGCTGCCTATCTAATTCGACCTGTCCCGACAGCAGTCTTCACTGGACTGACGACAGAGTTCCAGACTTTGACTACAGCCCAGCGCGATGTGGTGGCAACACTTGACATCGGAAGCGTCGTCAGCATTGAAAAAACGATCCAGACAAGCGCAACCACAACATCAATCATCGGAGAAACCGCAGCTCTTGAGGGCATCGTGCACGAGATTACTTTCAGCCAGCCACACAAAACCACGATCTACACATCGCCTACACAGGTCTATCTGGACTTCATTCTTGACAGTTCCACACTCTCAACCGTGTACGCACTAACCTAGGAGACACTATGGCTACACCACCACTATTTGTCGCAGGTCAGGTACTTACCGCCGCACAAATGAACCAAATAGGATTTTTTGAGATTGGCTCTTTTGCGTTGGCAGCGACAACGAATGTGAATAATGTTTTTACGAGTGATTACAAAAATTATCGTTTAGTCATTGCTACTACGACTTGCACTGCTGCCGATATCCAAATGAGGCTTAGAGTTGGTGGTGCTGATAACGCAACTGCCAATTACAGCAGCGCAAGATTACAAAGCCTATACAACGCCACAGCGCCAACTTCTGTAGGTGTTGCAGCACAAACCAATTTCAATGTGGGTCGCACAGACAGCGGAGACCCGGGCGGCGGCATAAGCCTTGACATTTACAACCCTCAAACAGCATTGAGAACTTGGTTTACAGGGCAAAGTGTCGACGCACAGATTTTTATGAATGTTGGCGGATACTTTGACCTAACAACCCAATTCGACGGTTTCACTTTGTTTGGCTCTGCAACATGGACAGGAACAGTCAGCGTTTACGGGTACAGGGACTAACTATGGAAAAACCACTAATCAGCATCAACTATGGTGATGGTCAGCCGTCTGTGATTCGTGAAATGACTAACGAAGAATATGCATATTATTTAGAAGAAAGAAACGAAACGCCGACAGCAGACGAACCAACATCTGACGAATGAAATGGCGTTACCTCATCGGCTACGGCGCGCTTATTGCGGTCGTCTTGTGGGGTTGCGCTGGATGTGGTTATGACGGAAGCTACCGCTACCCATGCCAAGACCCGTCAAATTGGCAAAAGCCTGAATGCGAACCACCACTCTGCAACCCATCCGGAACATGCACGCGAGACCTGATCTATGAGACCACGACTCAAGCCTGAAGAGCTTCACGCTCGACTCATCGTGATCGTTGGAATCATCCTTGCCAGCGTGTTCGCAATCACTGTCCTCGGCTTCGTCTATGCGCTGATGTTTGTGACACAGCCGATCGGGCATCAATCGCCCAATGATTCAGCTTTCATAGATCTGCTTTCAACGCTCACAGTATTCATGACAGGAACCTTGTCAGGATTAGTGGCATCAAACGGACTAAAGTCAAAACCGAAAGAAGGAGTCAAAGATGTTGAAGCCTAAAGACAAAGCCCTACTCGCCTCATACGGTCGCTCAATCATCGCAGCTGTCATCGCTGTGTATTCCACAGGCAACACAGACCCAGCCGACCTAGGCAAAGCAGCACTCGCTGCACTTGTGCCAGTGCTGATCCGATATGTGAACCCTAAGGATTTGGCTTTCGGTCGTGGCAATAGCCAAAGCTAAGCCCGGAGTTCCGAACGCTCGGGACTACATCGGCAACGCTGACGGAGCATCACCAGCTCCTCGAGCAGGAATGAACGAATGGATCAAACAAGCCATCGCTGCATCAAACGGATCGCTCTGGAACAATGGTTCATGGGGTCAGCGTGACATGCGCGGAAAGCCCGGATCGCTGTCGGTTCACGCAACTGGTAGAGCTGTAGATCTTTCATATCGCAAGAGCGAAAAGCATCCGAAAGGATCGCGCAAAGAAGCGCTCGTGTTTATTGACAAGCTTGTCGCGAACGCGAACGATCTCGGCTTGCAGTGCATCCTTGATTACTTCCCAGAACCACAGGGACGCGCTTGGCGCTGTGATCGTTACGCATGGCAGAAATACACGAAGCCAACAATCCACGGCGCTCCGGGCGGAGATTGGTTCCACATTGAGGTCACACCACAAGCTGCAGACTCAGTGATCTGGGTAAAAGCTGCATTCCTAAAGGTCTTCGGGGAAATCCCACCCAAAGCTTGACCCATGCCCTAAGGTCGAATTACCGACGGAAGGCTAGTGACTATGAGTGAACCACAGTTCTTTGATTACAGCGTCTATGTAGGCGTTATGGATAACGGACAAGAGATCCTCGTACAAATCTTCACAGAGCCCGAGACGGGAAAATATCTACTAGGACAAATTGCATTCCGATCGCACGCTTCATCATGGGGTGTGCCTATACCACTGGAGAAAAAATGAACTACTTTGCAGAGAAATTGATAGGGCTAGTGCTTTGTACCGTTTTCGGCTTTACGGCTCTCACAGGGGCTCCTAGCGCGTCTAAAGAGCCTTCTGGGACTATTGCCCTAGCGCCGATCAGCGTCCAGCCATACCTGATTGAGCCGACCACGACCACCAGCTCCACAATTTACATCGACCCATACTCAAGCGCATGCGAGCAGTTTTCAGCTTTGGCGATCAACCTCGGCTGGGATCCGGATCAGCGCAGAGTGCTGGAGTCAATTATTTTGCGTGAGTCAAATTGCACACCTAACGCAATCAACCACAAAGATCCCCGCAAATCCTTCGGACTCATGCAGGTCAATGGATTCTGGCTGGACTATCTGAGCGAGCGTGGCATCATCACCGAGCTGGAAGATCTGTTACACGCTGAAACTAATCTCATCGCAGGGTTAGCAATTTACAATTACGGCATGGAGCGTTACGGCTTCGGATGGGGACCATGGAGCACAAAATGAGCGAAGGCACAGCATGGAATCAAGGCGAACTTACAGAAGAAACTCGCAAGCTTGTACTGGAACGCACCGATCATGTCAATCACACGATGGCAATGTTCGGACTCATTGACGACATCATGGCAATCAGCAAAAACCCTCACGCATCAATCATTCGTCGGCTACGCACAATGAAAAACCAGCTTTCACTGAATGATCCGATGCCACTTTACGATGTGACTACACTGGACCAAGCAATCAAAGCGCTTGAAGCGCACTCATAGAAAAGGCATCCGACATGTCCGACCATCAGCCAGAACTATTCCAAATCACCACAGGACTCGGTGGCACAAAATATGTGCCCACCGTCAATCGCAATGTGGTTATCACAGCAAAGAAAGCGCATCCAACATCACAACGCGCAGCAATCAACGCCTATCCACGATCAGGATCTAAGCGTCAAAAGATCTACAACGCGATCAAGCTCTTCGGTGGAATGACAGACGAAGAAATAGAACGCACATTAGAGATGTCCGGCAACACTGTTCGTCCTTCGCGTGTGTCACTTGTGCGCGACGCTCTAGTCATGGACTCAGGACGCACACGCAAAACAGTTTCGGGCAATGATGCAATCGTCTGGGTGGCTTGCTGATGGCATTCGATCTCAGCAATTACGAGACAGTCGAGCAACGCTTAGTCCGATGGTGGGCTGCATATCCAGACGGTCGGATCCACACCACGATGATGAACTACACAGGCGATGCTTGCGTTTTCTACGCACAGCTCTACGCACACAAAGACGACAAGGATCCAATCTCAACTGGCTACGCCGAAGAGATCAAAAGTGATCGCGGAGTGAACTCAACATCGTTCGTCGAGAACTGTGAGACCAGCGCAATCGGTCGCGCAATTAGTAACTGCCCAATACAGTCTCAAGGGAATGGTCCCCGACCTTCCCGTCAAGAGATGGAAAAGGTAGCTCGGCTGGGGGGCAACCTAGCGCCCACCACTGATCGCCCAGCCGGGCAACCATCCACTCAAGAACACATCCCACGCGGAGCATTCGCCACACCAAAGCAGATCGGCTACATCAAGAAGCTTGCAAAGGACGAAGGGCTAGACGATCTTCGCTTACTTGAATTGATCCATCGTGAACTCGGCGATGACAGCGCAGTCCTAGAGCTGCTCAAATCACATGAAGCATCAAAGATCATTGAAGTGCTCAAGTGAAAGTCAATAAAGACATGAGCGAAGCAAAGCTCAAAGAAATCGTCATCAGTGTCGCGAAGCGTTACGGCTGGCTAATTCACCATGACCTACCAGCACAGAACTCTAGAGGACGCTGGCTCACCAATGTCCAAGGCGACGCAGGATTCCCAGATCTGATTCTGCTACATCCAGTGTCAGGGAAATTGCTTGCTGTAGAGCTCAAAGCAGAACGCGGAAAGCTCTCACCATTACAGAAACGCTGGCTCATGGCATTCGATGCAGGGTCACACTTCAATAGCGTCTGGAAGCCCTCTGACATGGAGTACATTCTCTACACTCTGAGCAACTTCCAGCTCTAAACAATCGGCTAGTCGCATGACCTACACCGTCGCAAGGTGATCGGGTAACACACGGAAAGCGTGGGTAGATCGGTGCGCCCTCAATCATGCAACACGAAGTGAGCGAGGCAAAGCGCCGAGGCGAGCTGTAAACATAATCAGCTGATGAGTGCAAAGGGTACGGGTTAGGGCAACCCCGTGGGTGGAGCATTCATCCCTGTATGTCTTCTCAGTTCGCATAACATACACACAAACAAACAAAGCAACAGACACGGACACACACACATGAGACCGACATCATCAACAAGGACAAGCCACGCAGTGGCGCGTCAGCACAAGCGAAGCGCGTGAGCCATGGCACGAGGACGCACAACAGACAACACCGAGTACCGCAACAACAGAGCAGCACTACTCAAAGGGCAACCTCTCTGTCATTGGTGTCAAAAGAAAACAGCAGACACAGCAGATCACCTAATTGAAGTAGATCGCGGTGGCGACAACAGCCTGTCCAATCTTGTCCCTGCATGTCGTGAATGCAACAGTCGAAGAGGAACACAATACAAATCAGCACGCGACCGCCAACGCATACACGACAGAGCCGAAGCAACACGAACCATCGCACAACGAGAACCGATTCTTTACACAGACACTCACTCGCCCCCGAGCCCATCGTTCTTTTTCTCCCCGAACAGCGACGACCAGCCTGAACTGGCGGTGACTGGTCACGATCAGCCAAGACTGGCAACGATCAGCCCGGATCAGCTGGGATCGCATGTTGAGTCTGTAGTGGAGTGGGCTCGCAAGTTCATGCAGATCGAATTGATGGAGTGGCAAATCTCAGCACTTGCCGACCAACTTGCATTCTCTGATGAGGCTGGCGTTGAGCTAGTGACTCGAACCTCATTGGTCAGTTGTGCGCGCCAGCAGGGAAAAAGTATTGCCCTGCGCGCATTGGCTGGCTGGTGGCTCACCGAAATGCCAAAGATCCGTGGAGAAAAACAGACTGTGCTTTTGATGGCACACCGACTCGATTCCGCTGCACAGATTTATGAAGACATTGCCGACATCCTCGAGCAGTATTTCGGCGCAAAGCTCACGCGCTCGTATGGTCGTTTAGCTGCGAAACTTCCAGACGGATCCAAGCTTTTAGTCCGATCAGCCAAGCCGAACGCAGCACACGGTCTGTCCGTGGATTTGGCGCTGGTGGACGAAGTGTGGGGAATTGACGAAGAAGTGATTGACGGTGGTATTACGCCAACTATGCGCGCACGACGCTTCCCTCTTCTCAGCATGTGGTCCACAGCTGGCACAGAAGAATCCAAGGTCATGCAACGCTACCGAGAAATGGGTCTTCGTCTGATTGACACACATCAGCCGACCAACTTCCACTTCCGTGAATGGTCTCCACCACCAGATCTTGATCCGATGGATCCTGTCGCGTGGGCATATGCGAACCCTGCACTCGGCAAGACACTCGAGATGTCCACTATCGAGTCAGAAGCACAGCTCCCCGATCGCGCATCATTCTTGCGCTCAAGCGTGAACCTTTGGATCGCGACCGATCGGTCATGGCTCCCTCAAGGTCTTTGGTCCCAGCTTGTCACTTCTGAGCCACTTCCAGCTGGGGGAGTGGTTGCCGTTGAAGTGGATTTCAATGACTCGCACTACTACGCCACCAGATCAGTGCTCTTGCCGGACGGTCGAATCGGGGTCACTGTCGCGTTCACTTGCGATACCCAGACAC